TAATTGATCATATTCATTTACAGATAATTCAAGAAAAGAGTCCATCTGCTCTTCCGTCAGCTCAACGCCTCTTACTGGCATACCCAAAAGGTGTAATGTCTGACTATAAAGTTTTTCTTTTTCTGGTGCGCTTATTACAGTACTCATTAAAATGGCTTTTAGTAATAAATACCAGATTATAGATAAAACTATATTAAGTTTTTAAGCAATTCGCTAGCAAAGGTATCACCATACTCACCATCTCCCATAACTTGATCGATGATGTTTTTCTTTTTTTGTAATATATTGTAAACCTGGATCTCGATGGTGTTTTCAAAAACAGGGTAATAAACCAAAACGCTTTTTGTTTGACCGTGTCTATAAGCTCTATCTTCAGCCTGTGAGTGGTGAGCTGGTACAAATGATAGATCGTTCATTATAACCCCCTCAGCAGCCGTTAAAGTGATACCTACACCACCAGCAATAATGTTAGATATAAAAACTTTTATTTTATCATTTGTCTGAAACTTATCTACGCTTTCTTGTCTTTTTTCCTTACTCATCCTACCATCAAGAACCACAGAGTTTTTCTTATATTTTTCGTGAAGTAAATCCAAGCTTGAGGTAAAATTGGTAAAAACAATTACTTTTTTATTCTGTTCAATAAACTTATCAATAAGTTCACAGGTATATGGTATTTTTTCTACTGCAATTAATTGTCTAATATTCATTAAACGATTAAGTGTTATTGATATACTTTCTTTTTGTTTGTTTTCAGAAGTTATACGTATAAAGTCTTCTAATTCGTTATCATAGAATTTACTTTGAAGTTCTAGGTAAACAGGGGTAATGATTTTTTCTGGCAGATCTAATATGTCAGTCTTCATTCTTCTTAAAACAAGATTTTTAGTCTTTTCCCTTAATTCATCTAGATTTGACGCCCCACTAGTGTTCCAAACTTTTCTATTACCTACTCTAAATTGGTATCCGGCACAATATCTTCTAACAAAACTTTGCCAGTTTAATGCTAATGGAGATTCAACTATTTTTAATAAATTATAATAGTTGATTGGTCTAGAAGTCATAGGTGTACCTGTTAGTAACCATACTTTTGGTATTGTTGCTAGAATATCATTTAATATTTTTGTTCTTTGTGCTGTTGCATTTGATATATAATGTGCTTCATCAACGATTGCTAAATCAAATCCATTGTTAGCAATTAATTGGTACGCTTCACTATCTTCGCTTTTTTCTGTTGTATGAAAATTTTTAAGAATATCATAGTTGATGATGTAAAAATCAAATGTAGATCCCCACTTTCTTCCTTCTATAACTAATATTCTTCTGTCTGTGTAGTTTTTTATTTCTCTCTCCCAGTTTATTTTCAATGTTGCTGGGCAAACAATTAATATTTTTTTAGCCCCACTTTCTAGTGACCCAATAACAGCGGCTGTAGTTTTACCCAAACCCATATCATCAGCAAGAATGAATTTATCATTCGCCAATAATTTTTCAATAGCCTCTTTCTGATGATTCATAGGTGGCCTATTATCATAAGGACTATAATCAATAGTTCTATTTAATTTTTTCTCTTCTGGTACGATCGCCATCTTAGGCATCCAGAAAGCGTGTAATATATCTGCATCGATTATTTTACCCCAAATATGGTAAGCCTTGTCTGTTTCACACAATAGTTTTTCTACCCAAATTTGTTCTGGGGCGTTTGGTAATAATCGATCCTCTCTTATTTTTTCAGAAAAAGATGCAAATACTTTAACCCATTTTCTAGCAACCTTGGGTATTACTTTTTCATACTTTATAATATAATCAGCTTGAGTTCTGCTCAATGAATAATTCTTAAGCTGTAAAGCCTTTCTTTTTAATTCTAAAAGATGGTTATTAGAGCCAGCATATGAAAATAGAATCTCTCTCGCAACTATTTCTGGTATTTTAGTTTCCATATAGTATATAATATAGGTAATTCTAAATACTTTATAAACTATTTATACTATTATGAGCAATAAACTACCAATAACCCGTTTAAGTAAATTTTTCTCCGATGAGGACTTTAATTTACAAATTCAGATAGGTCAAGAATATTTGCATGGCGATATAAATCAAAAATTGGTTCTTTATAGAGTTGATAGACAAAAGACAGATAAAGACGACGTTTATGGTGAAGTTGGTCAAGATGAAATCAAATATTTTCCACCAATTGAGTTTAATGCTTTGGTTAAGGTTGAGGCACCTAAAAACTCAAGTTATAAGGGTGGTATGTTACGATACCTTGAACCTGGTAATTTGATTTTGTCTGTTTATATAAGACATTTAGAAGATCTTGGTGTGGATATAAAATATGGAGACTATATTGGTTATCCAGAAACAGAAAATAAAATAAGATATTATACTGTAACAAATGATGGTAAAGTTACCTCAGATAACTCACATCATTTATTTGGTTATAAACCATATTACAGAACTATCACTTGTGCAATAGCACAGGATCAAGAATTTAGAGGCGTTTAAAATGGGAATACCTAAAAGAAAAACAGACATACAGATATATAAAGGTAAAATTCTAACAGAAAGAAGAGAAGAGTTATTGGATAAAATAACTAAATCTGATTCTTTTTTACCAGATTCTGTTTTACACGATGATTTAGATGCTGGTATGTTAGAGTTTGTAACAAAAAATTTTGTTGTTGTTTCAGACGGTAAAAAAATACCAGTAATTCCTAAAATATTAACCATTCAGAGATGGGCTCAAATAATGAACACTTGGGAATTTTCTGATGATGACGGTAATTTAAAAGTTCCGTTTGTTGGTGTCATAAGAAGACCTGATGTACAACCTGGTACAAATCCTTCGATTGTTAGAACTATACCAGAAAGACTTCAATTTCACTATGCGTCCGTTGCGACTTGGAATGGAACACAAATGGGGGCTGACATTTACAAAATACCTCAACCGGTTCCTGTGGATATAAGTTTTGAGGTAACTATTGTTTGTACTAAACTTAGAGAATTAAATAGATTTAATAAAATCATACTTCAAAAATTTGCATCCAGACAAGCTTATACTATGGTAAAAGGTCATTATATACCTATTATAATGGATAAGATCGAGGATAATTCACCAATAGAACAAATAGATGGACGTAGGTTTTATCTTCAAAACTATCAATTTACAATGCTAGGTTTTTTAATTGATCAGGATGAATTTGAAGTTAAGCCGGCTGTTAGTAGATTTTTCCTAATGACCGAATTTGCTAAGAATACAAATTTTCAAAAAAAATATATCAATAAGAGAATTGATATTACCGTTGCAACATTTATTGCTGATGGTATGCAGACAGCATTTAGTGTAGGTGAAAGTATTAGTATGTTGTTCAATGTGGCAATTAATGGTCTTTTACAAGAAAGAGATGTTGATTTTTACCATATAGCTGGGACATCTAAAATAACTTTTGCTTCTCCACCACCAGAAGGTAGTATAGTAACTATTACATATTTTAAAGGTAGGAATAGTGTTTTCATTGACAGTTATGGTAAAACATTACAAGTGACAACAGAATATTTTGAATATGATGGGTCTACGTTATATTTTACACTATATAATTCAATTGATAGTATTGTTAGCTTAGACATTAATGGTCTTATAGAGGAAGAAGGTCAGGGATTTGATATTACTGGTGCAAGCCAGATAAAATTGAATTTTTCACCTACATTGGGGTCTAAGGTCGGGGTTACATATGTGTATTAATCTTCATCATATATGTCCGTCTTTTTAGGTTTTACCACCTCCTCAATCATTTTTTCAAGAATCTTATAAATTTTTAATCCTTTTTTATCACAATATGTTTTTAACATTTCGTGATGCTTTTCGCTGATTTTTACGTTTTTGGTTTTCTTTTCCATAGTTAAAGATAAATAATGATATAAAAAGATAAATAAGGATATAAATACGGAAAAATCCGGAAATCTTTGCTGAAAACAAAGATATTTATTTGGTAAGAATAAAATTATTTAACCAAACATTTATCAATGGCAAATTCAAACAGAGTATTCGTTTCTCCGGGTGTCTACACATCAGAGAAAGATTTAACATTCGTAGCTCAAAGTGTAGGCGTAACAACATTGGGTCTGGTTGGTGAGACATTAAAGGGTCCAGCATTTGAACCAATATTAATTTCTAATTTCGACGAATTTAGAACATATTTTGGCGGTACGAGTCCTGCAAAGGATGGTGCTGGGAATCCAAAATATGAACTTCCATATGTTGCGAAATCATATTTACAAGAGTCTAACCAATTATTTGTTACCCGTGTATTAGGACTTACTGGATATAAACCAGGCAAAACTTGGAGCATTAAAGCTCTAGGTGGCGTGACCCTAGGTTCATTAAGTGGATCTACTGGAAGTATTTCATTAGTTCCGACTTCAGGTGGCATTACAGGTAGCACAATTTATGCAGAATTATCAGGAAAAACTTCAACAGAAGGTTCTTCTATAACAGATTATCTAGTTGCAGCAACTAATTCAGGTGGTGCTTATGCACACAACGAATGGTTCACAATTGGTGAAGTTCCAGATTCTGCAACAAGTTCACTTACTGGTACTGAATTATTATCACCTATCGGAGCAAACAATAATAAAGATTGGTATAATACCTTCTTTACAAAAACAGGATCGACTGATGCTACAATAGATGGGGTTTACTCTTATCTTTTTGTGTATTCAACTGGAACATCAGAATTTACTGTAACAAGATTTAAATATAACGCATCATTAAACACCGATTATCATGATAAACAAGTTTGTTTATTGAGATCAAGAGGTAATTATGTTCAAAATGTGTTAGTACATAGAGTTACAGGAAATACAGTAACTGTAACTGGTACTGGTCTTGCTAGCAATCCATTGGCGGATTTCACAATTAGTGTTACAGATATTAACTCAGATGTAGCAACATTCAATTGTTCAATGGATCAAACATCTACAAAATACTTAACAAAAGTATTAGGTGCTGATGTTTTTGATAAAGATAGAGTTGAATATCCATTATATGTTCATGAGGCTTACCCTAACTTAGTTGTAAATCTTTTTGAACAAGGTTTAATTAGAGGTTTAAGTACAACAGTTGTTAATACTACAGAAGGTGATAACTTTATGACACAGTGGGATATGGCTGGTTCATCAACTGTAGTATCTGAAGTAAGAGGTGGAAAAGTATTTGACTTATTCAGCTTCTTGACAATTTCTGATGGTGATGCTTCAAATTATGAAGTAAAAGTAACCATTCAAAATATTGACTTAGATACTGGTGAATTTGATGTATTAGTTCGTGATTTTAATGATACTGACGCTAATCAAGTTGTATTAGAAAAATATTCTAGATGTACTATGAACCCAGATTTACCTGGTTATGTTGCTAGAAAAATTGGTACTTCAGATAGTGAATATGAATTAAGATCAAGATATATTATGTTGGTATTAGCAGATGATGCACCAACAGATGCAATACCTGCAGGTTTCAAAGGTATAACAACAAAATCTGATGTTGGTGGTATACGTTTCAAAACAAAATACTACGATGCCGGTGATTTATTATACTATGAAGCAAATGGTACACCTGTAACAACAAATGGTGATAAAGTTAAAAAAGTAACTTTAGGTTTATCGACAGATGAACACTTTGTTTATGATAGAGATATGTTTAAGTTCAAAGGTACTAATGCGCCAGACGCAACTTTTGGTTTCCACTTATCTACAAATGCTGCAAGTATCACTGGTACTAGTGGTGAATATCTATACAAAACAACCGCTTATGATTTAGAAGGTACAGATAAAGGTAAATTAGACGCAATCGGATTCCGTAAATTCACAATGCCAGTATTTGGTGGTTTTGATGGTTGGGATATATACAGAAATGTTAAATCGAATGGCGATGGTTTTATTTTTGGTAAAACCACATACGCTGCAGGTCACTCAACTAATGGTGGGGTGTTTAATAATGCGGTAGGGAACTCAGATTACTATGCTTTCTTACAAGGTATTGAAACATTCAAAAATCCTGAAGCTGTTGATATTAACATATTTGCAACACCAGGTATTAACTGGAATGACCATAGTTCACTTGTAAACCAAGCTGTAGATATTATTGAGAATGACAGAGCAGATTCATTATACATCGTAAACTCACCTAATTTCAGCGGTACAACTGGTGCTGATGAGGTTATCGGAGCATTAGATGATTTAGGATTTGATTCTAACTACTCAGCAACTTACTGGCCTTGGATTCAAGTAAGAGACACAGATAACGCTACACAACTTTATATTCCACCAACAGGTGAGGTATTGAAGAACATTGCTTTAACTGATAACGTTTCTTATCCTTGGTTCGCTGTCGCTGGTTATTCAAGAGGTCTTGTAAACTCAATCAAAGCAACTAAAAAGTTAACTCTTGATGAAAGAGATGAACTTTACAAAGCAAGAATTAACCCAATTGCAACATTCTCTGATACAGGTACAATTATCTGGGGTAACAAAACATTACAAGTTAGAGAATCAGCACTTGATAGAATCAACGTAAGAAGATTGTTATTAAGAGCAAGAAAGTTAATTTCTGCAGTAGCTGTAAGATTATTGTTTGAACAAAATGATGATCAAGTTAGACAAGAATTCTTAAGATTGGTTAATCCAATCCTTGAGTCAATCAAGAAAGAAAGAGGTTTATATGATTTCCGTGTAACTGTATCAAATGATCCAGAGGATATTGATGCTAACACATTGAGAGGTAAGATTTACATCAAACCTACAAGAGCATTGGAATTTATTGATGTTGAGTTTGTTATTACACCAACAGGAGCTTCTTTTGAGAATATCTAATAAATGAAGATAAAATAAGTAAGGGGTGGTTCTTAACCGCCCCTTTTTATTAGTATATAGTAGTAATAATAGAACATTAGTATATTGAAAATCAGTACATTAGTAATATTAGAAATAAGAAATATTAGAATATAGAAGTAAGAAATAATAGTACATTGAAATATTAGTATAGTTAGTACATTAGTATTTTAGTAACGTAGTAGCAAAAAGCTAACGATTTTTTTCCAGAAAATCAAGTATTTGGGAAAATAAATTTTATTTCTAACATTGATATATTTATTAGAAAGAATAAACAAAACAATATAACACAAAAACAATGGCAGATTTATTAATGAAAATGCCGGTTCCATACGAACCGAAACGTAAAAATAGATTTATCCTTAGATTTCCATCTTCTTTGGGTATTAATGAGTGGTATGTAACATCTACATCCCGTCCTAGTGCTAAAATAGGTTCAACAGAGATTCCGTTCTTGAATACTTCAACATATGTTGCAGGTAGATTTACCTGGGACCCAATCAAGGTTACTTTTAAAGATCCTATTGGTCCTTCAGCATCCCAAGCATTGATGGAATGGTTCCGTCTTCATGCTGAATCCGTAACCGGTAGAATGGGTTATGCAGCAGGGTATAAGAAAAATGTTGAACTTGAAATGTTAGATCCAACAGGTGTTGTTGTTGAGAAGTGGATTTTAGAAGGTTGTTTCTTAACATCATTGAACTTTGGTGATTTAAGTTATTCTGAAGAAGCATTAGCAACAATTGATGCTGAATTGAGAATGGATAGATGTATTCAAGTATACTAATATTATATTTCAAATAGTTTTATTTATAATCCCATATTCGTGGAAACGAGTATGGGGTTTTTTATTTAATTGATAATCAATAATTTATATCAATAGTTCCACATGGAACGTTGTTTCATTGATTTTTATTTGTTTTATAGTTATATTAATAAAAAGAACAAAATATTATTATGGAAAATATAAATCCAATGGTAGCCTATGACGTGGTTCAACTACCTTCACAAGGTGTACACTATACAAATGGTAAAAAATCATTAAGAGTTGCATACCTAACTGCTGCAGATGAGAATATATTAATGTCACCAAATTTATTACAGTCAGATACTGTAATTGAAGAATTATTGAAAAGAAAAATTCTTGATAAAGAATTGAATATTGAAGAATTAGTTGATGAAGATAGACAGGCAATATTAATCTTTTTAAGAAATACAGCTTTTGGAACTGAATATAAGATTGATTTAGTTGATCCAATTACCAAACAGTCTTTTGAGGGAACTGTTGATTTATCTATATTAAAAACTAAGGATTTTAAATTAGTTGCTGACTCAAATGGTGAATATGAATTCTTTTTAAATGGTGTTAAGAAAAAAATTACATTCAAGTTTTTAAGTAATTTACAAGAAAATGAATTAAAACTAATTAAAGAATCAAGTAAAGATACTATTGCACCATTAAACACAAAAAGATTAGAAATGATGATAAAATCTGTCGAAGGTACAAGAGACCAAATGGCAATTTATCAATTTATACAAAATTTACCAATTAGGGATTCTCAAGAGTTCAAAAAATTTGTATCTGAAAATAAACCAGGTCTTGACCTAATTGTTGAAGTAATCGCCCCGTCTGGAGAAAAAGTCCCTGTTTTGGTTGACTTTGGGGTGGAATTTTTTCGTCCCTTCTATGGCATAAAGGATGAATCAGGCTGCTAGAACTAGTAGTAATGTAACTGGTCCAGATGTTGGCTTAATGAAAAAGGTTGCGGATGCTGCGGCTGCCGGATTTTATGATAGATTTTCATCTACAAAATCAAGAATTAGTGTTGACACAGTAACAGGTATTATAGATAGTCTAGGAAAATCTATGACTATCAATCCAATTGCATTGGTTAAAAATGTTCTTGCTTTAGGTTTAGATGGTGCTAAAACATTAATGACTGATTTAGCACAAACACAAGATGACTTACTTAAAAGCACCAAAGGTTCTGCTGGATATGTTGGAGAAGTTGGAAAAGCAATGCTGGAAGGTCTTAATGAAGCGATGATTGCAACAACAAGACTTGGTGTAAGTGTTAATGAATTTATTGATGCTACTGAAAGTTTAATGGTCAATTCCGAGAGAATGGCTTTATACAGCGAAAACACAATTTATGCTGGTATGGAGGCTTCAATGGCATACACCAAAAACTCTAGAACACTTTTAGAAAATGCTGAAGGATTTAGAAATGTTGGATTAGGTTTAAGTGATGCTGCAAAAGCAATTGAAGATATTGGAAAAAGATCTATTAATATGGGTCTTAGTGCAAAAGCTACTTCTGAAACATTAATTAAAAACTTAGGTAGTTTAAATGCTTATGGCTTCCAAAACGGAATTAAAGGTTTAGGTAAAATGGTTCAAGAAGCACAAGCACTTAAAATCAATATGGACGATGTGCTTAAAGTTGCAGATAAATTATATGATCCAGAAAGTGCAATTACATTAGCTGCTAATTTACAAGTTGTTGGTGGTGCTTTTGGTGATTTAGGCGATCCAATTAAATTAATGTATGATGCAACAAATAATGTTGAATCATTACAAACAAGTATTATAGGTGCTGCTAGAAGTTTAGCAACATATAATGCTGAACAAGGTAGATTTGAAGTATCAGGAGCTAATTTAAGACGCGCTAAAGCAATGTCTGATGCTTTAGGTATATCAATGGGTGAACTGACAAATATGGCTGTTAAAGGGGCTGCTAAATTTGAAGCAATGTCTCAATTAGATATGTTCCCTAAATTAAGTGATGAACAGAAAGAATTTGTTTCAAATCTTGCAACAATGAAAGATGGTAAAGTTGGATTTGACTTACCAAAAGATATGGCGGCTCAAATGGGTATTACCAATCTTGTTGATGGATTTGTTTCAATAGATGATTTATCATCTGATCAAGTTGAAAAATTACAAAAACTTCAAGAACAAAACGAAAAACTTTCAACAAAAGATATAGCGAGACAACAATTAAATGCAACAACACAAATTATGTCTGTTGTAACTGCAATATATTTAAGAGGTCAAAATGATGTAAGAACGAGCGGTATTGGTGTTAAAGCAAAAGAAAAGGTTCAAGCCGGTTCTGACTTTTTATATGATACATTTGATGCTTCAAAAATGAGCATGAAACAAATAAAGGATTTAGCAGCAGACCAAGCATTGGATGCTATTAAAGCGAGTGCTCAACCATATTTAGATAAATTTAAAGAATTTGCGGAAGATAATGGTATTATTGATGCTGCTCAACAAGGAATGAAAAAAACCCAAGAGGCAATTGATGAATATGGTCCTAAAGCAAAAGAGATATTGGACAAGGGACTGGAAAAGGGTAAAGAAATGTTTAAAGAAGCAAAAGAATTCTTTGGTGCTATTGATATAAAAGTTGATATTAATAGTAATAGTAGCCAATTAGCTGGAATTGTTGTTGATGAAATTTCAAAAAATCCACAATTAAGAGCTGAGTTTGTTTCTAATATTGTTAAAAACACCAAAGCATACGCATAGTAAAATAATAAATTATCTATTTATTAGATAAAAGAATAGATGCCAAGTTACTTAGATTTTAATTCTACAAAAAGCTTTAGAGATGCGTTATTAGCTAAAACCCTACAACAAGCAAATGGGCCACAAACTTTTAACACGTCTAACTATTCTATTCAAAATACCTTAAATCAATCAAATAGAGATCAAGGGGATGTTACATTAAATGATCAAACATCTAGAGCATCTCAATTAGTATTAACAGATAACAACAATAGATTTGGTCCAGAAAACAGTGAATATGAAATTCTAGAGAATACTAGGATTTTAATTGACCCTGCTGGTAATATCGGTGTATATCCATATTTCCCAATTTCAGGTGGAATATTAGGTAGAAGTTTAATTGGTGCATTAGATTCCGGTAATTATGAATTTGAATCACAATTAGCAAAGTTTTCAAATTACCACTTATTAGAATCACCAGAAGGGCCAGTTCAATCAAGAATTAGACAAAACCTAAAAACTGCTACAGAGGGTAGAGCAAGAATATTAGATGCTGCTAATGGTAATTTATCATCTGCAATTAATATTGTTAGAGGTAGAGAAAGATTAATAGAAAAAAATTATAAAATTACAGTAGCAAGAACTTTACCTGGTAAAGCTATTGATTTTTTACAAACAGTAACTGGTGTAGAATTTCCTTGGTCTGAAATACCTGGAGATTATTTAACAAATCCAGCAAACCCTGTTGTTAATAGACCAGTACCAAAAAGTGAATTAGGTAAGTTATTTCAAGACGCTACTGGTGTGTTGGGTTCATTATTAGGTATACAAAGAAGACCATCAGCAAGTAGAAAGCCATCAGACTTAATGTTAGAATATTTAAGTGATGGTCAAAAAGATATTTTATTTGATAATTTATCATTTTCTACATACGCGCCAAATTATACAACAAGAGCTAGATCACAAAACACAAGTAAACTATTCAATTTTGTTGATAGTGTTGCTGGCGGTATAAATAAAATACTAGGTAGAGAAGCTCCTGAAGGTAAAGCATATATTGGTGATGATAGAGGAGATAACGTTAAGAATATTTTAGAAGACTTTAATCAAAATAAAGTATTAAGTCCATATTATCTTTCATATAAATTTGATTCAATAGCAACCGAGTTATTTTCAAATGAAAAAAACATATCAGAAAGAGGGCCTATTCCAGGAAAACTTACATGGTATAGTAGAAGTTCACAAAATAAGTTAGGTAAAGATAATGTTGAATATTCATCTGAAAGAGGTGTTCTTGAAGACAGCTTATCTACTAAATTTACTTTTAGAGAAGATTCAATTTTAGGTAAAACACAACAGTTATTAGATTCACTACCTAAAAATGGTGGTGAAGGTAGATCACATGTTGCAAATGTTATTGATCAAACATCTAGAATCTTTAGAGAAGGTACAAAAATGATGTCTAGAGGTTCTGCTGTTGTTTATGTAAATAAAAACACAGGAGCAAAAGATGGTTCTGAATATTGTAGAGTATGGACTAAGGATAGGGCATATATGAACTATTCAGATACCATGAAGAAAACTGGTACCATTAGAAAAATTGAAGATAGTGTTTTAAGTACACCATGGAATCTAAACATAGCACCAATGTCAAATGGTAATGGTTCATTTGTAGGTTCAACAAACATTGATGGTATACAAGGTAAAGCAAAAAAATATATGTTTTCACTTGAAAATTTAGCATGGAAAACATCAAACAAATTTGGATATACTGTTAATGATTTACCAATATGTGAAAGAGGTCAAAATGGTGGTAGAGTTATGTGGTTTCCTCCTTATGATTTAAAGGTAAATGAAAACAATAGTGCTAACTGGGATAAAAATAGTTTCTTAGGAAGACCTGAACCAATATACACATATCAAAATACAGAAAGATCTGGTACAATATCATTTAAAGTTATTGTAGATCATCCAAGTATTTTAAATCTTTTAGTTAAAGAAATAACAGATGAAGAAGCTGAGAATTTTTTAAATTCTTTCTTTGCTGGATGTTATGATGTTGATTTTTATACATTAGTTAGAAAATACATAACATTAGATCCATCAGATATTGAATTAATTATCGCTTATCTCGAATATTATAGAGATAATAAAAGAGAAGATATTACAACAGCTTTAGAATTTAATTATACAGCTGGAGATGTTGTAACAACTCAACCAACAGAGATACCAAGTCAAAGTACAACACCAGGTTCAACTGGTAGTAATTTGGTTGATCTTATACAAGATAATATTATTTATTTTCCAAATGACGTTCCTGGTCAATCAACTAGTTTATATGCTGATACACCATATGATATTGTTTATAAAAAATATTACGGGGATAAAGAAGATTTCAAAAACAATTTAGCTAGTGGTTTGAATACCATATTAGCAACAAATACTAAAGATAACAAGCATGATAGGGCTATTATATTTGGTTCAGAAGACCCAACAAATGGTGGTACTATTACTACATCAACATTAGTTAATGATAAAAAAACACAAATAGAAAAAGCATTTACTGAATTACAAACTAATTTTGGTGTTATCAGTGGAGCGACAGCAACACTTAAATCTGAATTAGAAAAAAATAATGTAAAACAAATATCGTTAACAATAGAATCTTCAACATCATTTGTTGCAGATGTTAATTATAATATAAAATTATCACACAGAAGATCGGATAGTTTAATAAAATATATTTTAAAATCCATTTCGAAAGATCCTAATAAAGTTGCTGATTACAAATGGGATAAAACAATTGAAGAATTAAATAGAAATCCAGAACAAACAACGCAAACAGTAACAATTGATCTTAAAAAACTTGGATATGGTGAAGATATTGAAGGTGGTTTAGTTGTAACATTTGTTAACAAGGGAGAAAAATCAACAACTACTGGTCCAGAAAAATTTGATTGTCACACTAAAGAAATTAAAAATAAAACTGGGTTAAAAAAATTCGCACCTATTACTTTTTATTGTAGATCTGCTAGTCTTAAGATGACATATGAGCAAAAAACAGTAACAGAAGGAAGTACAGAAAATAAAACAACATTCATACCTGGAACAACAACTATTACCCCGGGTAAAACTGTTATTACTGAAAATACAACAGTCAAGAAAAAAAGGCCACCATTAGATGTTGTTAAGAAACTTATAATGAAAGCTCTTTCTGAATGTTTCTATTTTAAAAAATTAGAAGAGACAGACCCAATTGTTTTTGGTAGTTTAAAAGAAAAATTAAGATATTTCCACCCAGCGTTTCATTCTATGACACCTGAAGGATTGAATGCTAGATTAACATTCTTACATCAATGTATTCGTCCAGGTGATACTATACCGGTTAAAAAATTAGGTACAGATATTAATGGTACTGTTGTTGACGCTAGAAATACAACATTCGGCCCGCCACCTGTTTGTGTTTTGAGAATTGGTGATTTTTACCATTCAAAAGTAATCATCACAAACATGAACATAACATATGAAAATAGTACTTGGGATTTAAACCCAGAAGGTATCGGTGTACAACCAATGGTTGCGGATGTTACATTACAGGTTAATTTTATTGGTGGTCAAGGAATTAAAGAACCTGTTGCTAAACTTCAAAATGCATTAAGTTCAAACTTCTTTGCTAATACTGAGGTATATGATTATAGAGCCGACTCAACTGTTGATCAAGAAAGTTTACAAAAATTCAACATAGACTTTTTAGAAAAATTAACTGGTGGTAAAAAAACACCAGACATAGCTGGAATACCAACTGAAGATAAAGTTAAAGCTGAGGGTAAATTTATTGGTTCACAAACCGGAACCAAAATGGATTATAAAGAAGTTATTGGTGGTTTAATAAAATCTACTAATGAATATTTTAATACATTCAAAAGTACATACACAACATTAATTAATGCTTATGGAAAAGAAATTTTACCAATATACATTTCACCAACATACAGAACAATTAATCAAGTAGATATACAAAGCACACCTTCTGGAACAATACAAGTTAATCTTTTAGGTGAGTATACGAAATTTATAGATTTTGCTAACCTATTTCAAAAGTTTGAAAAACCATTATTAGAGAAGGCTAATTCTTCTGACCATAATTCTATTTTAAACTTGGATATTAATTCTAATTCACAAGAAAAATATCAAAGATCAAGAGAGATTATTGACGCTTATATTAAAACTAAGGTTACTGATTTCTTAAATAAAATTAGAGATGAAAAATCTATTACCCAATTAGAACAAAATAGAAACAAATTAATTGATTTAATTGATAGGGTTAATTTTATAATTAAAACAACAGGTAAAGATGGTAGATTTGACAAAAAAGAAACAACGGTAGCGACAATATCAAATTTTGATGCTTCTAAGTTTTATGATCAATATGATGAGGCTGTAAAGTTGATAAGTGAAAAACATTCAATTTTTACAACTGATTTAGATACAACGATTAATTTTAATTCACCTTCTTTCGACGATACCACATATAAAAAAGTATTGGCTTTCATTATAAAAGATAATGTTAAGGATATTAAAAAATTATATGAGGATTCTGCAGATGATAAATTTTTTGATAAAAATACAATAAATAAGATTGAAAATAGAGTAGAGAAATTTATTAAAGACAACAAATCAGATACAGATAAGAATAAATTTAAATACAAAGAAGTAAAACTTAAAAAAGAAGTAAAACCAGTAGATATTGTTATATCTGGAACTTTAACCTCACAAGAAAGTGAAATACTTGATAAGGTACACGCAACCAGTAGCAAATTCGATGGTGTTAAATTAAACTTTTTAAAACCAAGTAAATAATGAATCAATATTTTAATAGATATGACTATTTTTTGGAGGACGGCGAACATAAAATCGTTCCTGGTATAGAAATTCCACAAAAGTCAACGGACAAATTCTTTAAGTACAAAAAGGGGAAAGACCGTTTGGATAAAATATCACAAGAATATTATGGTACACCATTATTCAGTTGGTTAATAATGACAGCAAATCCTAAATTAGGTTCAGTAGAATTTGAAATTCCTGATAATTCGATTGTTAGAATACCTTTTCCTTTGGTTAATTCTTTACAAGATTATAAAAAGGGCGTAGAATTGTATAGACTATATTATG